GATGTCTTGATGATGATATGGTCATCTGTTCCATCATTGTAAAGTTGGTTTGACATCTTAACATTCGCAGAATTATAAAGCCCCAAAACACCTTTAGCCAATAAGCTATCGTTTTGAGTCTTTAATTCTACTAATTTATCTTGGAATAAGATGTAGAACCATGGTGTTAAATAGATTGTAACTTTATCTTTAGTTGTTACACCTTTGTCCCATAAATATTCAAACGCATTGTCAATCGCTTTCTTAGCGTTAGTACCAGTTGTAATAGCAGTACTTTCGCTAACTCCACCTTCAGCTGCACCTGTTGCTGCAACTTTAGCAAGATATGCATCTTCAGCTTCAGCTAATCCTCTTGTTGTTTCTTCAGCTAATGCTTCCATTAAACCTTCTTTAGATTGTGCTTTGTCAATATTGTCTACACCATAGTTGAAGTAGTCATATTGGTCGATGTTCAAGAATAAGCTGTTATCTTCAGGAGTTTCAATACCATCAATTTCAGTACCTGGTACATATTTTTTAATTGTAGGTCTTCCTACTCCTAAGATTTTAACTTGTTTACCTTGTTTTGCTTCTCCTTCGAAAATATAATCGCAATCAGGTTTGAATGTTAATAATTTTTCCTTTTCGTGTTGAATGTGTTTACTCCATATGGTTTCTTTAAAATTTGCGTAACTCATTTATAATCCTCTCCTTTTACCATTTTGTCATTGATTTTCTTATTTTTGCTAATACACTTGGGTTATCAAGTGCCTTGTCATTTGCCGCTATCATAGCGTCAACTTCGTCTTGGGTGTAATAAGTCTTGTCTGCTTTCTGAGTAGCATTAACCTTGCCCATCTCAGGTGGGGGGGTCTTCTTATTAGCATTTTCTGCAGATTTAATTGCGTAATAGGCTTGTTCTGGGGTCCAATCCCCTGAAGCCATCATTCCAAAAAACTTCTTCCCCAATTCTTCCAAGCTTTTTACATTTGGGTCTATTGCTTGGATTTTCTTTAAATCATCATCTAAAATCCTTGCATTCAGCTGTTTCTGCAAGTCTTTTATTTGATTATCCTTAGCAAGATTTTCTTGCTCTCTTCTTTGTTGTTCTTCAAACACTTTTTGAGCTTGCAACCTTTCATTTCGCACTTCTTCTACAGTCTTACCTGTATAATGTGCTTTGGCTTGGTCTTCAATCTCATCAACATTTCCTTTAAAACCAAAAAGACCGAACGAATTCGTCAGTCTTTCTTTTTCAGCTTTCATGGCTTCAAGTTGTTTTTGAGTTTCTTCCCTCTCTTTTTGTGCTTGCTCCATACTACGTCTCATATTTGCAAACGCAGCATCTCTCTCGTAGTCTCTACCCTCAGTTTTCGTTTCCTCTACAGGCTTTTCGTTCTGAGTTTCAGGTTCAGCGACTTCCTGAGTTTGTTCGCTTGTTTCAACTACTTCTTCTACAGGTTCAGCGGCTTCCTGTATTTCTACGCTTTCATTCTCTTCCATACTTGCTCCTTTCAATTTGGCATTTAATCGCTCTTGCCATGCGAATTTATGTATAAAAAATAAAGCCTATTCAGCTTCTTCTTTATAACCGTAGTTCTTACATTGTGGGTTAGGGCATTTATAATGAAATACCTCTGTATCTTCAAGTTCATCTACTTTATCAATAAACATCTCTGTATCACATACCTTGCATTTCATTTTCCATTCCCCCTATCAATTCTTCTTGTTGTTTTATCTGTCCTAAGGCTTGCGCTAACAAATTATTACTTTGCTCCGCATTGCCTTGTCTGCCTTGCAACTCGTCTATAATCATTTGCTGTTGTTTCACTTGTTCCATCGCTTGGAGAAGAGTTTTTTTCATTTTCTCCTGTTCTCCGCGTTTATCAATAATATCTTGTAGTTTGCCCTTAGGTGCAACCGCATCATCGTCTAATGCCTCAACCATTTCTTCAAATGTTATAGCTTCTGATGTAAACAAGTTCATTATTGCTTGTTCTTGAGCATACTTACTAAATGGATTATTTTGCGATACATCGATACGCACATTAATCATCATTTTATCGAGTACTTCTGCAGGTATGACTTGTGTTGTCTCATTACCCATTTCATCTTCACTTTCTATCTTTAACCCATCAGGATTGTATGCCTTCCATATGTCGTACCAAAGATTAGCAACATCTTCTACAAACTGTCTGTATCTTGCAACTTGTTCATTAAGCGGTAATGCTGCTTGGTCTCTTGTCGCTATAATAGCTGTTCCAGAAGCTTGCGTTGGGTCTATTTGTCCAGTTGCTGCATCACCTGCTCCAGCCAATTCCTTTGTCATTGTTATTAGCTCGTCAGTAAAGTTCTTAGCATCAGGGCTAACCACGCTTGGATTTAGATAGCTTATTAAGTTTTGAATGTTTTGTGCATTGCCATCTCTTACACCAATCTTAGCTCCTACAACGTCTATTTGGTCTGGATTAGATACCGCATTTTCTACATATGCTATCTTAGGAAATGCGCATTGTTTTATAGCGATTGCACGCCTTGCCAATGTTTTGTTAAGCTCTATTTGGTTTGGTATTAAATGTTCTACATCTCCGCAACCTCTTGCGCTACCTTTGGTATCTTCCCATACAAAATTAACAATAGGATACATCTTAAGTCCTATACTTGAAGCTGTACCATCAGGTAACTTTGCTATTACCTTTTCATCTGGTTTGTACACAACACTTTGAGTACTTTTAGCAAAATGTACAAATCCTTCTTCATCTTTATACATATATAGAATTGATGTACATTTGCCATCTTCTGTAGCATATTCAAGCTCGTTTTTGTCGCCTAATTGGTTATTAACATTTTCATCAGAAATTATTAATTCAATTTCATCTTTTTTAACACCATTTCTTTTAGCTTCTTTTCGTACATCACTTACAAATGGTCTTTCTACCAACATTATGTATGGTTGTTGTTGCATGTTAGAGTTTTGCTCATCACCCAATAACACATTTACATTGTTTATTATCTGAGCTTGTGATACATCAGCTCCTCCAAAATAAATATATCCATCAGCAGCAATGCAGGCATCCTTGATAATCGCCCATGAGTACTTGTCCATTTTAGCTCTTTCCCACATTATCTTGAAATGTGTGTTTAGTGCTTCACAAGCTTTCATTGTTTCTTCTGTTCTATCTCCTATTGGAGTATATACAGCGCTCATTGTGTTTTGTGCTACTGTAGCCACTTTATACTTAACTACACCCTTTATGAAGTTAAGCATTGGAAGTTCTTCTCCACCACTTTTTAGTCCATGCCATTGGTCACCGTTATACATTCTGTGGCATTTATCTGTTTTGTTAGTTAAGTTGATTTTGTTAATGTAGTCTATTCCTTTTTGATACTTCTGCCATATATACGTGGTTGTTATTTCCTTCTCCAACTACTTCACCTCTTTCTGTCCTATTCCATCACCATTATAGTTGTCTATGTTGTCCATTAATGTTTGTAAGCGTTCTTGCTCTTTCTTCTCTTCCTTGGTCAACTTTTTCTTTTTAACCATCTTTTTAGGTTTTACTTCCTCTTTCTTAGGCACTTCTATCTGTCTGTAAACTTTTAAAGCGCATAAAAAAAGCAACGCAATGGTTGCTAACTCAAATATCTGTATTAAATTAGATAACACTTTGCTTGTCTCCCCTTCCTATTGGATTAGGCTTTGGTTTTTCAAAGCTAAAATTAAAACACTTTAGATTATCAACTGGTGCAGGTGCGTTTATCATACGCATTTTATTTAGTGCTTGAGTTCCACAATCTACTTCATCATCATGTTCTGCATTAGGGAACTTGCTCCATTCATCAATAAATTCTTCAACCCATTCTTTATCTTGTGGTAAATACACATTGCCAGCTTCAATCAAGTATGATATTGCGTTTGCTCTTGCTACCTTACCACCTTCTGGTTCAACAGCTATTATTCCATCTATTTTGGTTCTTAATACTGAAATAATGGCTGAGCCATTTGCCTTATCTTCTATATATTTGTAAGTAATATTCTTGTGTTTCTCTAACATCTTATTTATAGCAACTATCGTATCTATAAAATCCAGCCTTGCTTTTAGCCTATCTATCAAATAATAATTGTTCTCTCTTTTACCCCATACCTGTATAGCCACATAGTCACTTGTGTCTTTATCCTTAAATGTAGCATCTATTGATAATGCAAGAACTGGTATATAGGGTAATTCATCTTTTTTATAAAACTTCCACCATTCTCTTTTTATTAAATTTCCTTCTTGCGCTGTTGGTCTTCCTTGAAACAAAGCTAACCAAGTTCTTTGGCCTTCGGTTGTAACATATCCATTCTTGAATTCTTCTAACCACAAATCCCCTTTACCAATTTCAGGTGCTAAGGCTTGTCCAACCATTCTTCCTAACGGGTCATTCTCTTCTGCTTCACAAGGTAAATTAATAAGCCTTGTGTGTTTTTCATTCTTAAGTATATATCCAGCAAGGTCATCTTCGTGCCATCTTGTTTGTATGATTATCACTTTCGCGCCAACAGCCAAACGGGTCTTAAATGAGTCTAACCACTCACTAACTAAACGTTTTCTAAATGTTTCACTATCAGCTTCTAATCTATTCTTTATTGGGTCATCAATAATCATCAAATTACAAGGTCTACCTGTAACACCACTCATGACACCTCTACTAATCATCCCACCTTTTGTTCCATCTATTTCAAACTCCGTATTAGTATTAGGTGTTTTCGCTATTTTTATATCAAACAACGACTCGCCAAACTGTTCTATCTTCTGTTTGTTCCTTCTACCAAAAAGCTGTGCGAAATCTTCAGAATAACTTATTTCTATTACTCTATTGCTTGGGTACTTTCCTAAATACCAGCTTGGTAATGTTTCAGTAATTGTCATAGACTTACCATGTTGTGGTGGCATAGACAACACCATAATTTCATAAGCTTTATCGCTTTTATGCTCTATAAACTCCTGGATATTATCGCATATATAATCTACCGCTTTGCCATGCTTCCATCTTCCTTCATGTACATATTCAACATAGCTTTTATATTCTCGTCTTGCCAACTCTTTAACAAGTTCATCCCTTATCTTCATTCTTCAGCAGCTCCTTTATCTGCTCTACTG